TAAATCAAATAAAGAAGTTTATACGGGATTTTACTACAAAACCTTTGAAGGTAAATACTTTACAGGTAAAACCCAAAATGACCCACCTAATGAAGAATTAGAATTAGTAGAAGATATAAATTCAATTCCTATAGTTGAACAACCTCAAAATTCAATAGCTTATAGTGATGCACCTACTATATTTGAAGATATTAACACACCAGGATATTCAGAAAGTATGGTAGTAAAATATGCTACTTTACAAAAAGTGGATTTAAATAAATCAACCTTAATAAACATGCCTACCCAAGAATATCCTACTCCAACAGAGGAAGATTATGACATCGGCAGTTTTACCAGATATTTCTGTGTTAAAACAAACCAACCAGTTTGGCTTGAAATATCACCAGAAACCTTTGATAAACTTGAAAGTAGAAGCGGAGAATGGTTATGGCAACCCTACACCTTAGTAACTTTACAATGGGCGTTAATAGGAAGTGAAAAGTATGTAGCTACTACTAATAAAAATATTATAGTCTTAGCAGAAAGAAGAAGTAAAGTAATAGGATTAAACGAATTTTTAAGAGGTAATTGGTTAAAATATTATAGAACCCCACTTGCAAATGCCTTAATAGGATAATAGTGTTAGAGTTTCACAATAAACTTTAATCTTAATTTGGCTAAACCCAAATTCTTTCTTATATTACATTAAAATAAAGTTATGTTTTGGTTAGTAGAATCTGAGGATCAAATAAAAAGGTTTTTTCAAAGTGGTTATAAGGAAGCGTTTGTAGAAATAATTCCATATAATGACACCATACACCCTACACAAAACCAAATTTGTGCTATTTATATTCGTCCGTTAGTATCCACAAAAGGATTCATGTTGCCCATTTCGCATAGCGAAACGATTGATGCTAGTATTGACAATATAAAACACATATTATCAAAATATGATGCATTGTACGTGCGTGATAAAAAGGAATTTTTACATTATTTTCCTTTAAAAACTCTTTACGACATAACACTTAGTTCTCATACGTATATACGTGAAACAACACAAACCCACTCTTATTTCTATAGCAAGATGGGTGATAAAAAAGATTTAAACCGCATTATTCCGATAGTAAAACATTATGAATATTGTGAAAACCTATTTAATGATTTAAAAGATAAAATAAATGAGCCAATCAACGAATTTTACAACACAAAAGCCTCAGTGGTATTCAACGCCGTGGAGCGAAGTGGTTTACGAATTGATAGAGAAAGATTCCAATCGCACTTTCACGATGTCGATGGAGAGTATGTCTACACACAATTCAACTTTAAAACCCTTACAGGAAGACCAAGTAATAAATTCAAAGGAGTAAATTATGCGGCGATACCTAAAGATAACGGTAGTAGAGACAGTTTTATCGCAAGTAATGATTGCTTGCTTGAGCTTGATATTGGTGCTTATCATCCTACTTTGTTGGCTAAGTTGGTCGATTATGATTTTGGTGATGAAGATATTCATTCTGCCTTTGCTAAAATGTATGGGGTGGATTACCAAAAAGCTAAGGAGTTAACATTTAAACAACTATACGGAGGAGTATTTGATAAGTATAAAGATCTGGAATTCTTTAGAAAAGTAACGGCATATACGGATGATTTGTGGGATACTTTTCAATATCAAGGCTACATTGAATGTCCTATCTCTAAAAAAATATTTAAAAGAGATGAATTAGATGATATGAAGCCTCAAAAGTTGTTAAATTATTTGCTCCAAAACTTGGAGACATCATATAACATTCGTATATTATGGGAAATATTTAAAACATTAAATGGTGCTAATACAAAATTAATACTATATACTTACGATTCTTTTTTGTTTGATTTAGATAGAAGTGAAAGGGTAAAAATGGTGGAGATATTAAATATATTTAAAGATTATAAATTAAACATAAAATTCAACTATGGCAACACATACAATTTTAAATAAACCTTCGCATATGTATAAGGTAGACGACTTTCAGGAGTTGGATAACTTAAACATTAGCGATTTGAACAATAAACTATTTTGCACCTTTACAACTTTAGAGGAATTAGATGGTCTTTTAGACCACATAACATCTAGTTATTCTATAATGTATAATAAGATATTTGTTTTACATATAAAAAGTAATGATGAATATGTTTGCACATACAACATAGATCAGGGAAACACATCTCATTTAGATAGAAATCCACTACCACCTAATACTATAATGGTACATAGGAAAAAAGATACTAATACTTTATATACTATTAATGCCCTAAATGAATTAATTAAAAAATTAAATGGTGGAGTAGTTGATACTAAATTCCCAATTGATTGGCAGCATTATAGAAACACAGTTCTTCTTACCCAACATGATGAATTAAAACAACTAAAAACAAAGATTTTCAAGATTATTGAACTTTAGGTTGGTTTACCCAAAAATAGTTCTTATATTAACACAGTTATTAAATTAAAAACAAAAAGTTATAAAACATGGATTTAAATGCAATTAAAAAGCGTCTGAACGATTTTCAAAATCAGACAAACAGTTCCGGAGGTCAACAAAAACAACTATTCTGGAAACCATCAGTAGGTAAACAACTAATTAGAGTTGCGCCTAACAAATACAACAAAGATTTTCCATTTACCGAAATGAAATTCTACTATGGAATTGGTAGTAAACGAGTAATGGCATCTCCTTCAAATTGGGGTGAGAAAGACCCAATTATGGAATTTGCTAAACAACTTCGTGGTACTAGTGATAGAGAAAATTGGAGACTAGCTAAAAAATTAGACCCAAAAACACGTATTTTTGCTCCTGTAGTTATTCGTGGACAAGAAGATGAAGGTGTTAAGCTATGGCAGTTTGGTAAAGAAGTTTATCAAGAATTTTTAAATATGGCTGCTGATGATGAAATTGGTGATTTTACTGATATTGCTGGTGGTAGAGATATTAAATTATCTACAGTAGGACCAGAAACAACTGGTACTCCTTATAATAAAACATCAATTGGACCATCTCTAAAAACATCTCCTCTTTCTGATGATGCTACATTAGTTGAAAGTTTGATGAATGATCAAGCAGACCCAATGAAGGTATTTAAACCAATTCCTTATGATGAAATGAAAGCAGCCCTTCAAGAGTGGTTAGCACCAGAAGGTAGTGAAGAAGAAGGAGAAATTACTTCAGAACCTGCAGTAGCGTTTGATAGTGATGAAAAAAAGTCTAACTATTCATTGGATACAACATCTGCTAATGTTAAAAAGTCAAAAGCAGCACAGTTTGATGATTTGTTTTCAGATGATAAAAGTAAATCAGACGACTTACCGTTTTAATAAATAATTTATGGCTAGAAAGAAAAAATCACTATCGGAGGCAGTCTCCTCAGAAATACAGGCAAATTTTAACTTAGATGGATTTAAATCTAAAAAAGGATTAACATCTAAAGCTAAGTTTAAGGATCAAGAATGGATTCCTTTATCCCCAGCATATCAGGAAATAACATCAGTACCTGGTATTCCTATGGGTCATATAGTTTTACTTAGAGGCCATTCTGATACTGGAAAAACTACAGCTTTACTAGAAACAGCAGTTGAAGCTCAAAAACGTAAAGTACTTCCAGTTTTTATCATTACAGAAATGAAATGGAATTGGGAGCATGCTATACAGATGGGTTTAAAAGTTAATGAAGTTGTTGATGAAACAACAGGTGAAATAACAGATTATACTGGTAATTTTATTTATGTAGATAGAGAAACTATTCATTCAATTGAAGATGTATCAGGGTTTATCCTTGATTTAATTGATGAGCAGAAAAATGGCAATTTACCTTATGATTTATTATTCCTTTGGGATTCAATTGGATCCGTACCATGTGAAATGTCTATTAAATCTAATAAAAATAATAATGAGTGGAATGCTGGTGCAATGTCAACACAGTTTGGAAATAGTGTAAACCAACGCATTACATTATCTCGTAAAGAATCATCTCCATATACTAATACTTTAGTTTGTATTAATAAAGTATGGACAGCAAAAGCAGAATCACCAATGGGTAAACCAAAACTTATGAATAAAGGTGGATTTGCTATGTGGTTTGATTCAACATTTGTTGTAACCTTTGGTAATATTATGAATGCTGGAACTTCTAAAATAAAAGCTATTAAAGGAGGAAAGCAAGTAGAATTTGCTAAACGTGTAAATGTTCAGGTTGATAAAAACCACATTAATGGTATGACAACAAGAGGAAAACTTGTAATGACACCTCATGGATTTATTTTGGATAATGATAAAGATTTGAAGAAATATAAAGAAGACCATGCAGAAGAATGGGCTGCTATATTAGGTGGAAGTGATTTCAAGATCGCAGAAGAAGATCAAGAATATCATGATATAACATCTCACACAGACGAGCCACAATAAACTTTGATACCCGGGATATCTTTCGTATATTCCGGGTATATAAAAAAATCACAATGAAACAAAAGGAATTATTAAATCTCCTCAACAATATTGAGGAGCATGGGGAAGAAACTGTAGAAGGGGAAAGAATTCTAATGATAGATGGATTAAATCTATTTTTTAGAAACTTTGCAATGATGAATATGGTAAACCCCGATGGGGTTCATATTGGGGGGTTAGGCGGATTTTTTAGATCTTTAGGAGCTGAAATTCGTAGAGTTGATCCTACTCAAGTTTATGTAATATTTGATGGCGCTGGATCAGCTAATGCTAGGAAAAATCTCCTCCCTGAATATAAATCAGGTAGGGATTTACAACGCATTACTAATTGGGAAGCTTTTGATGATATAGAAGATGAACATGATGCTAAAGTAGATCAAATGGTCAGGGTAATTCAATATCTAAAAACTTTACCTGTTAAAACCATAACATTACCTAAAGTTGAAGCTGATGATGTTATAGCATATTTGTCAGATATTATCCCTGAAAAACCAGAAGATAAAGTGTTTATAGTATCCTCAGATAAAGATTTTTTACAACTAATTAATAAAAATGTTATTGTATATCGTCCTATGGAAAAGGAATTTTATACTGAAGAAACAGTAGTTGAAAAATTTAATATGTCCCCTCATAATTTTATTTTATATAAAACCCTAATGGGAGATAATTCAGATAAAGTAAAAGGAGTTAAAGGGTTAGGTGAAAAGAAACTGAAAAAACTATTTCCTGAATTAAGTGAAAGAGATTTATCATTAGATGATATCTATAATATTTGTGAATCAAAATTTAAGGAAAATGTTATATATGCTAGGGTAATTCAACATATTGATGAATTAGAAAAGAATTACAAAATAATGGATTTATCTAACCCAATGTTAGATGAAAATGATAAAAAATACCTCACTCAGGTTGTGAAAACTAATGATTATCATTATCTTCCTGATCAATTCGTAGCATTCTATAATGAAGATAAATTAGGTGGAATGATAAGAAATGTTAATTTTTGGGTAAAGGAAATATTTGAATCATTACAAATTAAATAAATTAAAATAAAAGTTATGACATTAACCAGTTTAAATCAATATGGAAACCATTTCCAAATAAAGGTACTATCTTCACTTTTAACCCATAAAGAATTTTTAACCAATATTCATGATATTTTAAGTGATGAATATTTTGATAACCAAGCACACCAATGGGTTATTAATGAAATTCTTAGGTATTATGATAAATACCATACTACACCTTCAATGGATACCCTTAAGGTAGAACTTCAAAAAATTGAAAATGAAGTATTAAAACTATCAGTAAGAGAACAACTCAAATCAGCATATGAATCATCTGATGAAGATCTAGAGTATGTTCAAGAAGAATTTTCAACATTTTGTAAAAATCAACAATTAAAAAAAGCCTTACTTAATAGTGTAGATTTACTTAAGGCTGGGGATTTTGATGGGATTAAATATCTAGTAGAATCTGCATTAAAAGCAGGGAACGATAAAAATGTAGGTCATGAATATAATAAAGATATCGAATCACGTTTTAGAGAAGATTCAAGAACTACATTACCAACTCCTTGGGAAAATGTCAACGACATATTGCAAGGTGGATTGGGAAATGGAGATTTTGGTCTTATATTTGGTAATCCAGGAGGTGGTAAATCTTGGTCACTAGTTGCCTTAGGTGGGTATGCTGTAAGGATGGGATTTAATGTTTTACATTATACTCTTGAATTAGGTGAGCAGTATGTTGGTAGAAGATATGATGCCTTCTTCAGTAAAATCCCAGTAGATCAAATATTGCAAAATAGAGAAAAAGTAGAAGATATTATACCCCAACTCCCAGGTGAATTGATTATTAAAGAATTTCCAACAGGACGTGCTA